TCCAAGATCCCAATTTCTCAGTGAAATTGATATCAAGGATTTAAGCGAAAAAGTAAAAAACAAAACAGCTCTTCCAGTTATTTCTTCTGATGGAAATTCCGGTTATGTGCTTGTTTTGAATGACCCGGATAATCCAGATTTTGGCTGGGATATTCAGGGCGTTTTTAATATGGGCAAGGTTAAAGGGGCAGGAAAAGCTGCGATAGTAGACGCTATTGCTAGAGGTGGAAGGACTCTTGATGCATTTGATGGATATTTGCCAAGGCTATATGGCGCTTTTGGTTTTAAAGAAACACACAGGTCCGCTTTTAATGATGAATACGCGCCTGTAAACTGGGATTACGAAAAATACGGACGGCCTGATGTCGTTTTGATGACTTACACAGGAGCTGAAACAAATGCAGAAGAAATCGCAAACGCCTACGACCCCACCAAAGAAGAACCCGCAGGATCAAACTACATCACCGGAGAGTGGCCAAGCTCAAATGAGAGATTGGAAGGACTACTTCAATCGACGGTACTCAGAGGATACGAAAAAGGTTCAACAAGCGTTGAATCAAGTAGAAGAGTACAAAGATTTTTAGGAGATGAGTCTCCTCGCTTTAGCCTTACCGAAGAAACCAACAAGGCGGTAAAGGAACTTCAAAAGCAAAACATTGACCTTCCAAAGGTGTTTGCAGGCGAGCCTCTTGACGAAGGTAGATTTAAGACAGTTCAATCTCAAATGACCGCTGTGATGGCCGACATGGCTAGAGCTGGGGTAAATACCCCAGAACACTTTGCTCAAGTTGTTAAAAATGCTTTTGGTCTAACTGATATTGCTGCCGATCAATTTAGAAAAGCATTAGCAGAAAAATCAACCAAAGTTGTTAGTGCTGACGCAGTTGTAGGCGGCAATTTTGTTAAACACTTACTTGTAAAAACCACTGCCAACATTAGCCCTGAAAAGGGCGGAGTTGTTGGAGATCCCAAAACTGCAAAAACTCCTGAAGATGGTCACAGACTTAGGAAAAAGTCTCTTGCAAACATTGACCTTCTTTTGCAAAGACATCCAAACGCATTTTCTTCAGAAAACAATTCAAATGCGTTTATGGCAGATTTGTTTAGGGCTACAACAGTTCCCATTGCCCCCCACAATTTCATCAAACTGCTACAAAATGAAGAGTCTCATGTGAACCTGCTTTCTACTGCAACTGAAAAGCAGCTTAATGGTCGTAGGCATGGCATGGACTTGGGAAGACAAATGCGAAAGCTGTATTCGCAAGGCAAAATGGAACCCAAGCACACTGCAATGCTCATGACTTGGGGAATTCTAAGTCGTCAGTTAAGCCCATTCCCACAAGAAAGTGCGGCACTGCAAGCATTTGCTAGCCCAGAATTTAACGAAACTGTTGATGCGATTCTTTCTGGCGAAGCTCAAAATTGGCCCACTAAAAAATGGCTTGCAAAAGCCAACAAGATTACTAAGAAATTTTTCCCAACAGCTAAAGGTGCTACAGGAAACTTAAACGCGGCCTTTACTTACAAAGTAAAGCCAAAAAATAAACCAGCGTATTTGAACAAAGGAATGCTGGCCAAACTTGCAGATATTGCCCCGTCAGGAAAAACTTACCTTGAAGTAGCTCACGAGATTTTTTCTAGTGATGCGACAGGAAAAGAAATGCGCCGACGCTTAATGACGGAACTTCCGTTTGGCATTGGCATTGACATCAAGGTTATTTCATTCCTGCTGCTGGTAAGCGGCAAAACTGATGTCCTCATTATGGATCGCGTACAAATTGAAAACATGTACGACGATGGCCGATTTAATGGCATTAATATCTATGGGCCAGCTTCGGTAAAGGGCAGCAAAAAGAAGCCCCCAAGCGGACTTAGTGAACTTTACAAGGGGTTTAAGAGCCTTGCCATATACGAGGCTCTAGAAGCACAGCTTGAGCCTACTTTGGAGGCTGCCTACGAGAAGTCAGGCATAGGCGCTGGAGAGGCTTCTTTGGGAGCATGGCACTGGGACACTTGGAATATCCGAAGCGGTCAGGCGGCCTCTCACGGCTCCCTACAGTACCTGATATCTGACGCAGCGCAGAATCTGGATACGACAGCTCCAGAACTGATGAGCGCGTCTGAATTGCGTTATGGGTCAACCGCGTATGGCCTTCAGTTTGTCCCGGCCACAAGCCCTGATTCCAGCCCCAGATTGCTGTACAAAATTGATGATAATGCGTTTGAATTTACAGCCAGAACATGGCAAAACGCATCCAAGAAAAGAGGCTCTGTACTCAAGCCTTCCACAGAGCTTCCAAGAACAGACCATAAAGGCAAACGATTCCAAAACGGCAACTCTATTAATGAGGACTTTGTATTAGATGACGGAACAAACCCCCTCACCGACGAATCAGGAAACAGAATCCCGTGGTACGAAGACGACAAACTCCTCGTCGCAGACGGAAAACAAAAGTGGCTCGACATCATCGAACGACATGGAGTTCGAGCGAGTCTTGGAACAGTTGATGAAGTTACCGCTCCCATTGACGCCGGAACGGTAGGCAGCGTATTTAAATCTGCTGATCCCAGATTTAGCGTTGTTAGCGATGATACCCCCAGAGACATTGTGGACGCTGATAGTGAACAGCAGTCCATGATTGAAAGACTCCGGGATGTTCAGCGTAGATGGACTGGCGATCTACCGCCCGAATACGAAGCGGAAGATGACATATTTGTTGGTGAGCAGACTAAGCCACCCAGAGGAAGGATCTTAGAAAAGATCATGACGCCCTTGGACTGGGTGATCATGGCAACTAAAGAAGGGCATCCGGTCAGAAATGCAATACGACGCATTATCGCAATTGCTATGGACAATGAAATTAAAAGCCGTCAAGAAGCAATTGCAGATACGTCGGCGTACAACGCAATGCCAAAAGACTGGAAGCAAAACAAGGGCTACAGGTTTGCCCAGCTCATGGATCAATACGTCCCTTTGCGAAACAACAACACGGAACTGGACGGAAACACGCGAGTCGAATATGACCAAACAGCAGGATTGGGAGATCAAGCGTCCACCAGAAAGGTTCTTGTTAAAGACCTACCCCAGCCAGTACAAGATGCCCTCCTACACTTCCGCCAAAGATCTGAAGAACAGCGCCTCAAAATCGTACAAGAAAAACGCGATTTCCTACGCCGTATTTTGGGCCGCAGCACATTCGCTGATCTACAACAACTCGCTCTGAAAGAAGAAGAAGGGCGTCCAGCTCTTTACACAGAGCTAGAAATTGACACAGTTGATGGCGAAAAAGTGTTTGTTAGCAGCGACAGATACATCACCAGAGAAGAACTGGCAGAAGAACTGGTAATGCATCAAGTCCCCAATGACTGGGGAATGCAATATTCTCACTTCCACCATGCTTTCTTTGGGAAGTTCAAGCTAAAGGCGTACAGACAAGATGGCAGCGCCATTATTGTCGGAGATGCAAACACTCAAGGTGAAGCATTTGAAAAGCTAAAGAACTTTAAAGATGGGTCACGAGGCGCAGAGTTTGTTCGATTTGAGGCTATGCCTGAAATCAGAAACAACCCAGACATTACGAGAATGAGTGGCAGACAGAGAAGTAGGCTTGCCCAGCAAATTAAGCGTCAAGCTGAAATGACCAGCTCTGAAGTAAACAACGCCCTCAAGGGAGTAGTTGGACTTAAGCAAAACAAGAAGCCATTCTTTGCTCCAATGATGCAGCGCGGCGAAACTCCTGCTGAAGGCTTTAGCATGGATTTCCCACGGGTCTGGCAAATGCAGACTAACAACTTTAATCGCTGGTATTTCGGTGGCCAGATGATTAGAGAAACGCAGCCTGTCATTGAACAATTGACTGGATCAGATCCATATTGGGCTGAATATCTGGAGCAACACCTAGATAGGACAATGTTTATTAGGCCCACTACGGTAGAAAAGAGCATGGACGCTCTTATTCAGGGCATTCCTTTTGTCGGGAAGATGATTGGCGACATGCCAACTAGACGCTTCTTCGCAGCAAGCAGAACATTTAACTATCTGAGGCAATTGAAGACGCCTCGCCAATGGCTTATTAACTCCATACAGCCTTTGCAAACCGTTTACCCTGTTGTTGGAGAAAAGACCTTCAAAGAAGCAGTTGCAGTTTACAACAGCTCTGAAGGTAAAACCCTCCTCAATAAGATTGGTCGGATGGATGCCTCAAGCGGCATGTACATTGACGGCACAGAATCATCTATGGGGCAAAGGGCTATTGACGTTGTTACTAGAGGTCAAGAGCTAGCAGACAAGCACCTATTGCGCGGCAAAATTTCGACACAGTCTGAAAGCCGCAATATGAATTTCTCTATGGTTGCTTTTTACATCCATGGCAAGAAGCAAGGTATGGATGAAAATGCGGCTATTGAATACGCAAGGCAAAAGGGGCTTATTGAAAGCCAGTTTGTATACACAAGATCCAACTTGCCGCCCATTCTTAATGGACCTATTGCAAATACTCTCCTTCAGTACAGGCGATTCCAAATAAACATGATTGGGTTTGGCCTAAAGCTGCTTAAAGAGAAAAACTACCCAGCACTAGGAAGATGGCTTTTGGTCAACACTGTTGCTGGCGGCTTGAAGGGCGTAATGTTTACATTCTTGCCCGGATACTTCTTGCTTCATGGCGCTTGCCAAATGGTGGGGCTTTGCGACGAGACTCAAAGACGGGACAACATTTTGTATGCGACACGCAAGAAGCTAAAGAATCTAGTTGGCGAAGAACACGCCAACGCAATGATCTTTGGGCTTCCTGCCTATCTTGGAGCAGACATTTCAGGGTCATTGTCTTTGTTTAATGAGCCATACGGCAGAACGTTTGCAGAAAGAGTTCAATCACAGTTTGAAGGGCCAACATTTGGCTTCATTCATGACCTATACGATTCCCTAACCGCTGAAACAGTTACGCCAACCTCGACTACGACTAGGGTTTACCGCTCACTTAAAGACACAGGGCCTGCGTTTAAGTGGCTAGCAAAGAATGTTGAATACCTTGCTGGATATCACAACGAGTACGACGACCGAGGCCGTCTTCGATACAGGGACGAAGACAAGGGCCGCGCCATCTGGATGCAGCTTGGTGCTGGCTTTAGAACAGTCCCCGAATCGGTTTGGTCACTAGAGTTTGACCGACTTCAAATTCTAGAGGCAGTTTCCGACCGAGCTATGGGTGACGCTGCCGTTCTTTGGTCTGGAGGTCAATACTCCAAGGCTATAAACGTGATCAAGAGGCACAACGCAAGCTGGCCAATGATGAGTTTTGGCATTTCTGATCTTGAGGCTCGAATCAAGAATGCTAGAACAGGAGCTTCCGTCCCACAGGCAGAACGCCGAGCGTGGGAAGATGCTCCTAAGCGTGTAGAGAAGCAGTTTAGAATGGAACGATACTTTTGACGGGTAAAAGAAAGCCGGAAACTGTTAGCGTTCGCATACGCGAAGACACATTTGCAACTATCTACGATGCCGCCAAAAAGTATGGCGTAAAGCATGTAGATATTATTGATGCAATGGCTTACTGCTGGTCTAACTACACAACAAACATAGATAAAACTAGCGTTATACACAGCGTAAAGAAGCAAAAATAAAAGATCCCCCGCTCCTCGAAAGAAGCAGGGGATCAAGAAGAGGGGGAAGAGATTTTGTTATCTATCTATCAACGCGTAGCGTTGATGTAGATGTAATCTACATACAACGTACTTTGCGCACTCGCAGAGTTGACGCTACAAAGCGTCGGGACCAATGCCCCGGTCGGAATGTTGGTCGTGTGCGTCGCTTTAAGAACGCCGTCAATGTAAAACTCCACCATACCAGTTCCGGTGATGTCAATTCCGTAGACACGGTATTTGTCATCGTTAACCATGGCAGTCGCAACATCAGCAGTAACTTCTTCGCCGCTGTTAGCACTCGCGGTTGCCGTAGTAATGGTGTCAAGTGCAGTAATGGCGCTGGTGCCAGCATCGCAAACAAAGCCAATTCCCTTGGCTTCAAAGTTGGCGGTTCCCATTGCTGCGGCGTCAACTTCAGCAAGGCCCCAGAACTGTCCGGCAGACTGGAGTTTGCGCTTTGCGCGAATCTCGCAGTAAATCTGGCGATTGGCAGCAACCAGAACTTGACCAACTGAATCGGGCTGGGCAGATTCAACTCCTTGATCATCTGTTGCCGCGCCAGCGTTAACGTCAAGGACACCGCCGTGCTCCGCAACACCAGTAAGGGTTCCAGAAGACAAGGTGTTGAGGGTCCAAAGTACAGCACCCGTTGCATCGGTTTCGGCATCAAAATCTTCAAAATACTCGTAACGCTGAATTCCGGTGCCATCCTTTGAAGGCATGACATTTCTGGTGCCAAAGTCTCCGTTATAGGTGGCCATTCCAGCATTGTTCATGTAAGCCATTGTTTAAATCCTTTCTTTGCTTAACCAGCCGTTGGGTCAGCCGTAGCCAGAACGAAGTTTGCTCGGCGGTTGTGGCAAAGCAAGTTCATCGTAAGGTCAACGTGCGTGGTGAAGACTGTGTGCTGGTTAGACGCCGCGTTTGGTCCTTCTTCACGAAGGTATTCGCCAGAAAGGAAACCGGGCTTGAGCACAGACCAATTAATGCCGTAAACCATATTGTTAGTACGGCTTTCAAGTTCCGGAACCCAAGTGACTGGGATTTGGCGGAACAGGAGCTTGCCGTCCTTGGAAGCAATATCGTTACCGAGGTTGTCATTCTGTGATTCGAGAACCTCTTCAAGAGGTCCAATCACATCGTACTTAGTGTAGAAGCCGTAGTTGTTACGACCGCCACCGTATTCGTTGCCAGCAACCGGGGGCCGGAAGTTGGTGTACGTTGCTGCCTTACGCCACTTACGGACGAGGTCAACACTGGTGACATTCGTAAATGTTACGGAATAGTTTTGCCACTGGCTGTAAGTGCTAGACGAAAGACCGCCTGCACCATCACTGAAGCCAGACGGATCGCCGCCAACAAAATCGCCAGTTGTACTAGCAACCCAAGGAATCCAATACGGAATACCGTACATCTTGAGGTTGTCGGTAGATGTTGACGGGGCGGACCAGAAGCGCGATTCCATATGCTTCGCAAGGTCAACCATTGCATCGTGGCGACGAATGCGGACCAGATCAACAATCTGAGCTGGGCTGCGATTCATTGCGATTTCACGACGCTCGATTGCGTAGTTGGTCGTCATATGACGCCACGGAACAGTCGCCGTAGCCATCACATCAGACACATTCACGCTATCAACTTCGTAAAGACCCGTGTCGCGTGTAGCTCCACTGGTTCCGGTCATTACGTTCCACTGAAGAGCCTGACCTGATTGGTAGGAAACCTTTTCGCTTTGAAGGATCTGGGGCAGAGCCACATACTCCTGCAAATCATACGAAAGGTCGGTCCACCTCAGACGGCCCAGATCACGCTGTGTGGTCGTGATTAGATCAGCAATATCTGCTGCCTGAAGAGTTGCCATTTATATAACCTCCTGCGCTACTCGAACACTTCTTGAGGATCGTCATAAACGTCAATGCCCAGATCTTTCATCTTCTGAGCAACATTTTGATAGGCACGTTCGCGGCCATTTAGCAAATCGCCTTGACTGCCAGTGTTGCTAGCACGAGAAATAAACTGAGATTCACGCTTCTGAAGTTTCTCATTCAGGTCTTGTCGCGCAAAGTCTTTTACTTGATCACCGAACGCGCTATTAAGAGCACGCTCGAACAGTTCCGAATCGTCGGGCATCTTTCGCTTACGTGATCGATACCCATTTCTAAGAGTTTCCATTTCTTCAACAACAGCGTCACGATTCGACATTTGTTCTACGGTCTGATCTGAGGTCTTTGCACCCCCAAAAAGGTCATTCCACTCTTTTGACAGTGCAGAGAAAAGAGAGTCATGCTTAACTGTTTGGGTTTGCGCCGTCATTGATTCCAAGGCTCTGGTCATTTCATCCATTTTCGCCTTCATGGCCTTTACAGCTCTGGCGGAATCAGAATCAACAGCTTCGTCCGGGTCCAAATTGTCTATCCAGCTTACGTCGTCGCTTGCCTGCTCGTCATCAGGCGCTTCGCCGTTTTCAACGGCGGCAGTTACCTCTTCTAGTCGTTGTTCAACTTTGTTTTCGAGAAGATTAAGCACGAACTCCATTTGTTCTGGTGAACCCATGGCTGCTAGATCTTCGTTACTCAAGCCAGCGTTCCTTGCTCGCTCAATAACTTCATCCGGCACACCCTCAGACGAATCTTCCGTGTCGTCTTCAGGAGTATCGGGAACATCGTGAGGTTGAACAGTCGTAGGAGGGATTTCTGTAATTTGTTCAGGGTCATCGAAGTCCCAAGGATCTTTTTTGGAATCTTCAACGACTTCTTCTGCCTTCTTCTTGTCAGCCATCTCCGTAACCACCGTTTCTATCGTGGAAGCCTCGTGCTTTTAGGTACTTTGCCCTATGGCCCCTACTTTCAAAAATCGCTTGTCCAGTATTGTTGTCAAAGCGAGTAGGAACACCCATTTTCACTGAAGCCTCACTTGCCTTCTTTACGTCGGAGGGATGTACGGCACATGCCTCGCTCTTCATCGGCCAATTAGAGGAGTTTGACCGGACTCCACCATGCTCTTCTTCAAAATCCCTTACCCATACGTTTTTATTCTCATCAACGTATACTTGATCAAGACACTTCTTTTCCATCTCTGAAATAGTCCAGACAAAAGAAGCCTGTTCGCCCGTCTTCGTGTTCTTAAAGCAGTATGTAGGCACTAGCTCATTCCTTCAGCCATTTGACCAGCTTGAGCAGGCTGTCCTCCGCCTGCTAGAAGTTGCATCATCGCCTCATCTCGGCCTTGGCGGGTTGATCCGGGGATGTTTTCCCGAACTTGCCGCCTCTCGGTGACTGGAGACTGAGTGGGTCTTTCCTGACCAGCAGCTCCCATCTCCTGCATTTGCTGCATTTTGGCCATGTCTTGTTCATCAAGGGATGTGACAATATCGAGAAGCTCTTCTGTATTGCTGTATTTGGCCATTAGCTCAAGGAACTTATCCATATTGGGCTTCATACCCTGCTGCTGGAGCAGAGGAGCAAGCGGGATAACGAATCCCTGCATAAGTTCCCCGAGCGTCTTGGCCTTCTCGGATGGACTTCTATCAACCATTGAATATGGAGCAATGTCGATCTCGTATTCGACGATTTCTCCTTCTCTCATTTCAGGTGTAAAGTCCGTTGTGACCTCAAAATCAGTATCTGGGATAGTTGTCTTGACCTTAGTAGTCGTAACGGGATCGTACCAAAGGTATCTACCCAAAGTATTTACGACCTTCTTAACTGCCTTAGTAGCTGCCTCTTGCATATCAGCAACTCTTGCAGATGCAGACCTTGCAATGAGCTGTTCTTGACCAACAGTTTCGCTCAACTTGCCAAGTCCGCCCAATGCGTCAAGGTTTCCTCCCATATAAACAAACATATCCCTGAGCTGGATCAGGAATGCCAGTGTGGCTTGATCAACACCGCCATAACGCGCTTCCCGCGAACCCTCTGGGCGGTCTGTTCGGATGACATCACCATCACTGGCTTCAACGATGCGGCGGCCATCGTCTTCCTGACCAGCCTGAACGAGTGTCAAAGTCTTTTGTCGGTCAGTTTGTCGCCCGAGCTTGCGGAATACACGATTAGCCATCTCGTGCAAGTCCATTAGCAAGGAAGCGGGGGGCAACGGCATCAGATTGCCGGGTACATCTCCAAATCCAAGTGTGTAATACGGGCCTTCTTCTGGCCCATTCCACTCAACAACTCGAAGAGGCTCACTGGTGCTTATGCCGCCCCGGTCATCTGCCTTCATTGTGACCACGACGTTCTCGATAGGAAGCCAAATATCCCAAAGCTCGACAATGGGCGAGTAATACTGGTCGCCGTACATCCCATTGCCGTCATTCCCGATTTGGTGGACTCTTTCTTCTCCAAATTCGTTGTTTCTTCCGTACTCGCTTGGGGTAATTTCGCTTGTCTTCTTGCCGAACATCTTCATTTGTTGAATGGCTGCAAGTGGCAAGCAATATCGATTTCCGCAAAACTGAATTTGGTCCCATCTCTTCGCTGACATGTCAAAAACAAAGTCATCGAAGTCTACATTGTCAACAAATGGCTTACCGGGATCATGTTCAAAGCCATGAGACTCAATCCCACTAGCTGAAAGCCCTGTCTTTACAATACCAAGGCCAAACATGGCGTCCAAAACCCACTTTTGAACTGTTGCCTCGAAGTCAATGTCCTTCAACAGCGAGTTCATTGCAAACTCAAACTGGCCAGCAACGGGTTCATACTCAGGAAACTTCGATCTTACGAGAACTTGCGGCCTTCTTGCTGCAATCTGCCGCCTATAGATCGAAATTGCCATCTCAAGGAGGTTAATTGGCACTCGCTCTTGCGAACCAGTATCCGTGTAGTGTGCTCCTACAAACTGCCTAATGGCATGTAGGCGCTTTTCCCTATACGGAAGTAGTTGCCTGCGGGAATATTCAACCGCATTTTGGAGTCGAGTGATTTTCTTTTCGTCATACTGATACGCCATAATCTACCATTCCAGTGCTTTCCTTTTTTTCTGTTCAATCTGCTCTCTGCGCCATTTCAATGAGCCTTCCGGTATCCCTACGACGGGAACCTGCACCGGGTATGGTTTCTGCATACCCTTCCAAAGAAGGGCATCTGCTGTTGGTCTGTCGCCGTGGTTTTCACGAGCGCCAGATGGGTCAACGGTCCTAAGAGATCTTGAGTGCGTAATCCAACCTGTCGCAGCAAAAATGATCTCTTTGCACTCTCGAAGCGCATCTACACTTCGGTTAATGAAGTGGTTAGTCGAAAGTGCTGTTCTGTAATCGCTATACAAGGCCCGTTTCTCGTCTTTTGTTGGCCACCAGCCGGGGATTTTACTGCGCTTACCGCTTTGTTCTTGTTTGTACCAAATGTCTCTGTAGCCAAGTTCTAATATTCGATCACCGTAGTTACGTCCGGGGCCGGGTGCTTCCCAAATAAGCAACGCTTCATCGTCTGCCCCATGAAACCATCGGCCCAATGCGACTGCATAAGTAGCAAGTTGATCAGGTCTAAGGTTCGGAGTAACAAGTTCACCTACTTTTTCACCCGTCTTGCAATCACCGATGGATAAGACGCTATTACTACTGCCCGTACCGGCTGCAATATCCGCGCCAATGACGTAGCGTCTATCTGTGGGAAGGTTACCTTGGGCATCTGGATAGACCCAAAGTCGAAGGTTCCCTTTGGGCATTTCATCAAAACCTTCTGGCTCTCCGGTAACAGCATTGTGTTTAAGCTCTCCTACGGATATCGGTTTAGATCCAGTTTCCTCCATCAACCGATCAATGATCATTGTGTCGAAGAATTGGTAGTCTGATCCGGCGAAATCAATATCGAGTTCTTGTGCGATCTCCTGCGGATTCGCACACCTTTTACACTCTTCGTCGTACCAAGGGCTTCGCGTTTTGCCTTGGCTATCTTCATAGCTACCAGTGGACTTGATTGGATGGACCGTCCAGTGGAGCGTGAGCTGCTTGATCTCCGGGTTAGTGGCGAAGTCGTAGAACGCATTGTTCGTACCACTCGGCGTTGAATTAAAGATGCGCGAATTTGTCGCATCCCTAGTAGAAGCCAACGCACGATATCCGGCATCCACATCAAAAGCAGCAAACTCATCAAGGCCAATTGCAGTACGACGGTCTCCTCGTGCCACGTCACCAGTGGTAGATTCGCCGTCAATAGTGCTTCCATTATCGTCATTAGTAAGTCTCAACTTTGTCCGGGTAAGCCTTGGCTTTAGCCATCCCGGCAAATACTTATGGATAAAGTCGATCTTCCAAAAAAGACTTTTTGGATTACCGGGTTTATCGACATAATCTTCGTTGCGGCTTACTAACAAAAACGATTGACTAGGGCGGAAGTGCCAGCGCCATTCAAAAACAGTGAGCAACATCCATGATGCACCCATGTCGCGGCTCTTCTTAATAACCAAATCATGGTTACCAATAGCGTTGTCAATGTCAGTTAACGATTCGTTTTGAAAATCGTAAGTAAGAAACGGTAATGTGCCATCACCCACTCTAGGGTCGTATGTCCAGCAAAATGTGTTCACATAGAACAACAAATCACGGCTGCACATAATGTACAACTCTTCCGCCGCCTTACGATCCGTACTGCCCATCCGAATAAGGTCAGAACGGTATTTCAAGTTAGCTTTGTGATCTTTAGGAACAAGATCATAAAACTCATTCGCCATTTTCTTCTACCCATAACTTCATGCCTGTAATGTAAGTCGATCTCGGAATACCGATAAACTCGGCAATCTCCACATCTGACATAAAGTCACATAGCAATTCACGGGCAATAACAGCCATCCTGTGACGCGCTATCCGTGCAGGCTGTGTCCTAATATTAAAAAAATCAGACTCATTTACGTCAAGCTCCTTTAACACCTCAAGGAACACCTCACGAACCATACGCTTCCTCTCCGCTGGAGATCTAAACTTAATCAGTCTGTTCCACCTGACCATTAGTCATCTCCTTCGCGTCGTCGCTAAAACCCTTAATACGGTCTATTAAAGTCAAAACACGACGCCCGTCATCCTCCATTCTACTGTCCTGATCCAACTGTTGTCTTGTAGGCAACAGCTTCGTGTAGATCTGACCCCAGAACTGACTCTCAGCCTGCGGACTCCCCTTCACCCAACACAACATACTCCACGCCTCACTACTAGGAGCATCCTCTGGAGATGGGTCACTAACGCGGATATTCGCCGCTACCCACTCAACCGTCTTCGGAGTACTGCAAGTCTTCTCCGCAAAGACCTCCTTACTCGCATCCAATACCTCCGCCTGTCGCGTCGGACGCGACACCGATTCCACCCTCTTGACCTCAGAATCCACTATGTCAGCAGCAGCCGGGTGACTGTTGTCAACTAAGTCATATGCCAACAACCAAGCTCGCTCAGGAGTTACTCCCTCATCCTTCAAACGCTCCCGCTCCCTAACAAAATCCGTCCAAAGACCACGAGATACCATCTCAGATCGCATCTGAGACTTAGCCTTACGCTTGTGAAACTCAGGACCAGCTACATAAGCACACATGTCAACTACCCCGGCCAGTATCCAAACTGGCTATCAAAGCTCGCTTCTTCTTCATCTCAGCAGACTCCTTCTTCTTACGCTTGCCCTTCAAACTAGGCTTCGCGTTGTACTCGTCCCTAGTACGAAGACGATGCTCCAACTCACACATAATCAATGTCAACCTCTCAGATACATACAACAAATCCTGACGAGCTATACCATCCATCTCCCCACTCTCCGCTATATCTAACAACACCACCGATAAACCCCTAGCGCCACCTAGCAAGTCGTGAGCAGAATAACCAGAAATGTTATGACTACTCGAATGATTCTTCGAGCAGTACTCTTGAGGCCGGTGATTCCAACTAGGTAACTTCAATAAATCTACCACAATTTCTAATACCCCCTATATCGGCAGAAGGGGTATATAACGGTAATAGCCGGAGGGGGGTGGGTGTGGTTCATTTTTCGGAGCCCCCCTCGCTAGCCACTGTGATCATGATACCGTGCGCTGCTAGCCTCGCCCGGTTTGCTAGCTAGCAAGCACAGACCCACAGCCCTAGCAACCCAGCCACCTAGCAACCCAGCAAGGGCGGAGCCTGTCCGCTATGACCCACCCGCATTGCTAGACAGGACAGGCAGGCCAAAGGGGTAACCCTCAGACCTCAGGCCCTCATCTATCTATTCTCTCAATATCTCAGGCAGTCCAGTCAGGCTCACGAAGCTAGCCCGTACCCCATTCATGCAGGGCGTTGCATTATGCCGATACGCCTCTTGCCTTTTAACTCACCCCGCTATAGGATGACCACCATGAGCAACACACACAGACGCATCGGTTACGTGATGGGCCTCACCATCTTCACCCTCTCATTGGGCCTCTTGACCCTCATGGCTTGCTACCCCTTAGAAGCTAGCGCGGGGCGCGTGGCCTTCCTAATCGAGTGGCCATTGTTCCCGGCAGCAACCGCGTTCGGTGGCATGCTCATCTATCTGGCCAGCGCCGTAGCGCAGCCAAATGACTGAACCTTTTAGCAACTGGAGATATCGCAATGAATACGCACAACACAACCACCCGCACGCAGGCCTCGCTTGAGTTCTGGACTTATGAAAAGACCCATGGCAGCCATATGCTGTTCGCACGATTCGCGGACAAATCGCGCAAGTCCGACTGCCTCTGGAGTCTGGACCTCGGCACCCTTGAGCATAGAAGCTATGCCAAGAATGGCAGCCCTCAGGATCTGGAAGATCTCGAAACCGCCGTGGCGGCGTACATATATGAAGTT